CGCGTTACAAGGAAACCAGACGGAGTCACCCATTAGCAGCAGATGGACGGATTTTGGATGGAATCAAGCTGGAACGTGAACTCTTAGCGCCTTTGAAAAATATGAGCCAAAATGTGGTGGATACGACTGAACTTACTCCGCGTGAGTTGCGTAAAACCATTGCAGAGCAGTTTTCAGATCAAGAACAAGCCCAGTCTTTCCGTATCGAAGTCATGTCTTTCGGCTTTAAATATGGAATCCCGATTGATGCAGACTTAGTCTTTGATGTGCGCTTTTTGCCAAATCCCTATTACCTACCAGAACTACGTAATCAAACGGGTGTGGATGAACCAGTTTATGACTATGTTATGAATCATTCTGAGTCAGAAGACTTTTATCAACATTTATTGGCCTTGATTGAGCCGATTCTGCCAAGTTACCAAAAGGAAGGGAAGTCCGTTTTGACCATTGCCATGGGTTGTACGGGTGGACAACACCGTAGTGTGGCTTTTGCCAAACGCTTGGCGCAGGACCTATCCAAGACTTGGCCTGTCAATGAAGGGCATCGAGACAAAGACCGAAGAAAGGAAACGGTAAACCGTTCATGAGAAAACCAAAGATAACGGTGATTGGTGGAGGGACTGGGATCCCCGTCATTCTTAAAAGTCTGCGTGAAAAAGATGTGGAAATCGCTGCTATCGTAACGGTGGCGGATGATGGTGGTTCATCAGGTGAACTCCGAAAAAATATGCAACAATTGACACCGCCAGGTGATCTTCGTAATGTCCTTGTGGCCATGTCGGATATGCCTAAGTTTTATGAGAAGGTATTTCAGTATCGTTTTTCTGAGAATGCGGGAGCCTTTGCTGGCCATCCATTGGGTAATCTCATCATTGCTGGTCTGTCAGAAATGCAGGGTTCGACCTATAATGCCATGCAGTTATTGAGCAAATTTTTCCATACAACTGGGAAGATTTATCCTTCCAGTGACCATCCCTTGACCCTTCATGCAGTCTTTCAGGATGGGACAGAAGTGGCTGGAGAGAGCCATATTGCAGACCATCCAGGCATGATTGACCATGTCTATGTGACCAATACCCTTAACGATGATACGCCTCTGGCTAGCCGTCGAGTGGTGCAGACCATTCTTGAAAGTGACATGATTGTCCTCGGACCTGGTTCTCTCTTTACCTCTATTTTGCCCAATATTGTAATTAAGGAAATCGGGCAGGCGCTTTTGGAAACCAAGGCAGAAATCGCCTATGTCTGCAATATCATGACCCAACGTGGGGAGACGGAACACTTTACAGATAGTGACCATGTGGAAGTCTTGCATCGTCACCTTGGCCGACCTTTTATCGACACTGTCTTGGTGAATATCGAAAAAGTGCCTCAGGAATACATGAATTCCAACCGTTTTGATGAATACTTGGTGCAGGTGGAACATGATTTTGCTGGTCTTAGTAAGCAAGTTCCACGCGTGATTTCATCCAACTTCCTTCGTCTGGAAAATGGGGGTGCCTTCCACGATGGGGATTTGATTGTGGATGAGTTGATGCGGATTATACAGGTGAGAAAATGAGTTTCACAGTAGCAGTAAAAGAAGAAATCCTGAGTCAGCACCATCTAAGCCGACATGAATTATCTGCCATTATCAAGATGTCTGGTAGCATCGGTCTCTCGACTTCGGGCTTGACCTTGTCTGTCGTGACAGAAAATGCCAAGCTGGCTCGTCACCTCTATGAGTCCTTTCTCTATTTCTACGAAATCAAATCAGAAATCCGCCACCACCAGAGAAGTAATCTTCGTAAGAATCGTGTCTATACTGTATTTATAGATGAAAAGGTGCAGGACTTGTTAAGTGATTTGCATTTGGCAGATTCTTTCTTTGGTCTAGAAACAGGTATTGATGAGGCGATTTTCTCGGATGAGGAATCGGGTCGTGCTTATCTCTGTGGTGCTTTCTTGGCAAATGGAAGTATTCGTGACCCTGAATCAGGTAAGTACCAGTTGGAAATCAGTTCTGTTTATCTGGACCACGCGCAAGGGCTTGCCTCTCTTCTCCAGCAATTTTTACTGGATGCCAAGGTGCTTGAACGCAAGAAGGGGGCTGTGACCTATCTCCAGCGAGCCGAAGATATTATGGATTTCTTGATAGTCATCGGAGCCATGCAGGCGCGTGATGATTTTGAGCGGGTTAAGATTTTACGAGAAACCCGTAACGACCTCAATCGTGCCAATAATGCCGAGACAGCTAATATTGCTCGGACAGTTTCTGCCAGCATGAAGACTATCAACAATATCAGCAAAATCAAAGATATCATGGGCTTAGAAAACCTTCCAGTGGATTTGCAGGAAGTAGCGCAACTGCGGATTCAACACCCAGACTACTCTATCCAGCAGTTAGCAGATAGCCTCAGCACCCCTCTGACCAAAAGTGGCGTCAACCACAGACTCAGAAAAATTAACAAGATAGCAGATGAACTATAACGATATAAAGCAACCCCTTGAATTATCAACATCTTCAAGGGGTTTGTTGTGTTGTGAAATCAAAAAGGGGCAACTAAGGGGCAGAATTAAAAAATAGTATCTAATTTATTGACCAGTTTATCCTCCATATCCTCAGTAGTATGAGAATAGATTTCCAAAGTCATCTTTGCATTTGAGTGTCCAACTCGATCCATTATTGATTTTATTGGAAGGCCAGACTCTGCTAAAAACGAAATATGAGAATGCCTAAAAATATGGCTAGATAAGTTTTTTTCTATTTTAGCCTGTTTTCCATATTTTTTTAATATCTGTATGAAGCAAGCTATTGTTGTAGGTTGATTCCATTTTTCAAAACAGAAAATATAATCATCGCTTGACAATGGCTGGAAACGTTCGCTAAGTCGTACTATTTGTCTTTGAATAGCTTCTATGACACTCTCTGATACTTTGATTGTCCGTATTGAATTTGTAGTCTTTGGTAGCGTCTTGATTTTGTTTACTGAATCAAAATTACCTGTGATCTCAATTTTGTTGTTTTCGAAGTCTATATTCTTCAGTTGTAAGGCAGTTAACTCACCATATCTCATACCAGTTAATGCCAGCACAAGAACCATATCAGCGTACTTTTGGTGATATTCTCGACGATTAAGGACATCGATAAGCGCTTTTATTTCTTGCATGGTGAGAAAGTTGTTACGCTTTTTTTCCAGTTCTTCTAAAGTCTTTGGTTTTTGAGGAATCGTAGTATAATCGACCTCGTTGTTTTCAATGTAAGAGTATTGAACAGCGTAATTAAAGATACCTCTGAGCCTATGCCGTACTTTTTTAGCTGTAATATATCCGTTGCTTTCAATAATTTTTTCAATAGCCTCTTGAAGAAAACGCCTGTCAAGATTAGCAAGTATGGTATCGGATGGTATGACTTCCTTCATCTTCTTATCAACTGATTTACAATTATGTTTTGTTGATTCCTTTACTGTTTGCACCCATGATTTATAGAAAAGGTTATAGATTTCTTCAAATGTAATGCTTTCTACTTGTTTTGTGCTGAGTTTTTTATTTATCTTCTCTTGCAATAAGATAGCAGCTTGATTTCTTGCCTGGGGAGTTTTCTTCTCCATGGTCACTGAAACTTTTTTTAATTTCTCAGTATATGGATCTTTATATCGCTCAAAAAATTTGTATTTTCCGTTGGGAAGTTCTTCCATCCACATTGCGTTTACCTCACTTTTTTGTTAAAATGGGTATAAGAAAACGACCTTTTGAATGGTTGTTTCTTATAGACGATTTCCTCACACTCAAAATTTGGCGATGGCGAGTGTGGGGATTTTTTTATTTTTGTACTAGGATAGCGATAATTGAAACCACAATCCCGATAATTGAAAGAAGAGATCCGATGGTTAATGCGATTAACCATTTTTTGTTTTCTTCTTTCTCTTTTTGTTGCTCCAATTTGAAATCAGAGAACATCTTCTCCATTCGAAGTCCCATGTTTTCAAAACCATCACGCATTTCAGTTCTGACTTGGTCGAATTTTAAATCAACTTTTTCAAAACCATGTTTGACATCAGAATTGATTTTATCAAGTTTTAAATCAATTTCTGTTTTAGTATACATTTCACGTTCCATACTTCGTTCCTCCTGTATCTTTGCTTTCATTATATCACCATTAGCATAATTTTGGGAACGCAATTCTGTGATGTTGCCATTATCTTTTGTCTTAAACTCGCTTGTACCACTCATGCCTGTTACCTCTTGTAAAGATAGATATATTGATGAAATTCATCGAGAACCTTTTGATATTCCACGTCAACAAGTTTGAGAGTAATTCTATAATCACCTTGTTTTTTAGGGGTTAATCCAAAGATAAAACTTCCTGTAGTTATACCGTAATTATTTTTGGAGAAGATAAATTCTTCTTCATGGATGTATACGTTTGAAACGTGTATAAGTTGCTCGTGGAGTTGTCCATCTCCTTGAAAGAAAACATGGATTTGGTATTTGTAATTAGCTTTAATATTGAACAAATCAATGTCTACTCCAAGCGAAAAAGAAGCAGGAAATTCATCCAAAGAAGAAGCAGTTGTCAAAAGTTTTTCATTTTCTAAGTGTACAAAACGAATGTTCGATATTTTTTCATTAAAGGAAATTGAAGAAAATTCTTCATTGAATTCAACCATGGTTTTTCTCCTTTTTTTAATTTACTAATGCTAAATATTCTTCCTTAACCATGATTTCATTTGTCATGGTTTTTAGATTGTAGTAAGACATGAATTTGAGGTAATCAAACTCTGTGGGGTCGTCTAAGTTTTCTAGTGCGTCTTTTACGAGATGATGGATCATATTCCTATCAGCTTCGTTTTCACAGCGTAGACGGGCGTTCTGGTACTCTGAGCGTGTGTGGTCTTTGTGTCCAAGTTCGTGTAGGGCGACTTGGATTTGTTGTTCAGGAGTCAAGTTGTGGTCAATAGCGAGTACGTTTGTGTCTGGATTGTAGAAACCGCTACTGTGCCAGTTTGAACCGTCGAAGAGACAAAGTTCTACTTGATATTCTTCGCAGAGTTTAGCGAGTGTCATAGTTCTCCTTCGTTATTTATAAACATCTCTGCGGTGAGCGATTTCCACGGCTAGGACGACTAGTTTATCGTCTTGGATATCACAGATGATGCGGTAATCGCCAACTCGGTATCGGCAGTAACCTGATAGGTTTCCTTTTAGTAGTTTAGCGTGTTGATAGGGGTTGCTTGAGTTGTCTACGTTTTTTGTCATCCACGAGATGATTTTTCGTCTGGTTGCTCCATCGAGTTTTTTGAGTTGTTTTTGTGCTTTGCTTTCATAGACGAGTCGGTACATTAGGCGATGTCCTCTCTAGTCATTCCAAGACTTTCCAAGAGTTCATCTGTTGTATATGTTTTTGGATTAGGGTCGGCTAAGTACTCCATATAGGCTTGGTCGGCTGCTCGTGCGTCTTCAATATCTTCCATGAGTTCCATGAAGTCGTCAAAATCCATGGTCGTTGTGTCGATACCGTGTTTGTTTAGGTAGTCCGTGATGTAGGAATTTTTTTCTGTGAAGTTGATAGTGATAGTCATTAGCGTTCTCCTTTGCTTTTGAAGTGGGCGGATAGTACGGATGTGATGAAGTCGATATCATCTTCATTTAGTGGTTTCCCGTCAAATAACATGGTGTTGGCTGCTGCTTTGCGTAAGTCTATGATTTGTCCGTTTACTTGAGCAAATTCATCACTCCCAGCGATAGCAGGGTTATCTGTTCGTCCGAGCAGGTAGTCGGTGGATACGTTGAAGTAGTCGGCGATTTCTTGTAGGCGGTCAGAGTTTGGGGTTTTCGTTTTTAAAGTATAGAAATAATTAGTACTATATCCTAGACTTTCTTCTAGTTTTGCTAGAGGAATCCCCCTTTTTTTAGCTAATTCTTTAATTTTTTCTAGCGTTGAAAACATTGTTAAATCAACCTTTCTAAGGGTATCACAAAAAATATTTCTAAAATTCTAGAAAAAAGTGTTGACACAATCTAGAAAAAAGTATAGAATAGTTTTTGTAAGTAAGTTACAACTAAAAAAACAACTAAGAAATAAATTATAAAAATGTTTTGGCGAACGGTATTTATAGATTTATTAGTGTTTTTGTTATGATTTCATTTTAGACTTTATTATAGACTTTGTCAATAAAAAAGTACAAAAAATAGTTAAAAATTTAGTTGTTTCTTGTTTACAAATAAGTAAAGAGGGAGGAACGTATATGCCAGATATCACAAACGGTCGTGAAAAAGTTAATACTTTCTTGAAAGAGAAAGGGATCAAAAAAACAACTCTAGCGGTTGCTTATGGCTTTAAACGACAGGAAGTAACAAATATTCTAAGTGGAACGACTAAAGGTCCACGAGCGAACAGTTTCATTCTTCAAGTGATTGAAGATTATGGGATTGAGTAGGAGGAAGGATGAAAGAAGACATCAGAGTTCACATGCCTTACGAGGTATTTAAAAATCTGCTTGTTAGAGCAGGCAGAATAAAGCGTGAAGAAGGCAAGCAGATAACTTGGACAAATAATACCGCTCCGTTTACAAAAGAGCAACGGAGGGAAATAGATGAACTCTACGAGCAGTTCGCAGAAGATTGAAGGTGGAGTTTGTCAGTTTGGACATACTCAACAGATTTTAATAAGTAATTTTTAGATTTAAGGAGAAAAAACAATGGATAAAACATATGAAGAACTACAACAAGAACTAGTAGCAGCAGGCATGAAACGTAGCGAGGAAGTGAAAGCGATGAATACCGAGTTCGCTACTAGGTTCAATGAATTGATTAGCTGGGCGGTGGATTGGTGTTTAACTTTCCACGACATGGATAACCTTGAAAAGTTAAACTGGAATATTGACCGCATTACTATCCCATTTGAAAGCGAACCAGAATTACATAAAGCTATTCAAAAAGCTATCCAGTATGAGATTAAAAAACGCACACTAGATAGCTACTTGAAGCAACAAAATTAGACTAACTCAATCTTTTTCACATTTTTAGATTGGTAGATTATTTCTGGCTTTTCGACGTTGTAAAAGAACTCGCCCATGCGCAAAATATCTACAAAACTAAATAACAGACCACAGTTTGGGTGTCTAAATAGCGATGCTTTGTTTACTGGCAAGTGCTTATCGTCGTTTTTATTGAATGTTTGAAAAGTCATCTCTTCATGAAATACGACTACAGAATCATCAGTAAACGTTACTTTAATTTCAGGCATTATATCCCCTCCTTTCTATGGAAACTTTGACAAAAACGGTGAGAGGTCCTAGTCAAAATTATTATAGCAATTTAGGAGGATATTACATCAGTCTTGAGACTGATATAGGAGGTTGAATGGAAGATAAAATCATTGAACTTGCTGATTACTTCATCAGCGAGAACACAACGTACAGAGAAGCTAAAATAGCGTGTGAGAAGCTATTAAAACAAGTCAGCCATGAGATAGAACTCAGGGCAATGGAAAGTAAGACAGAGGAAAGCTATGAGTAAACTACGAGGTTATCGGGTTATGTTAGGGCTAACTCAGCAACAGATGGCGGACAAGCTGGGAATTTCTTTGCAATCTTACAACAATAAAGAGTTAAAGAAAACGCCTTTTAATGACAAAGAGCGCCTAGCTATTAAGTCAATGGTTGCAGAAATCAAGCTAGATATAACCATAGATGAACTATTCTACAGCTAAAAAAAGCGCCTGACTGCAATCAGGCACTTACTAAAATTTTCAATTTAATTATATCACAGAAAGGAGCAAAAATGGAAGCAGTTGAAATTGTAAGAATTAAAGATGTGATAATCGAAAAAGTTTCAGCCAATGATGAAGAATTGGAACACATCTTTGGATGCTCAAAGCGACAAGCGGGAGACATGAGACGTGAGATGAAGAAGCTACCTAGCCAACAGAAACATCTTAGGAATGATGGTCAGCTTGTCACGATTAAAGGTTTTGACGAATATCTGCAATATCGTGGAACTCAAGCTTGGAAAAAAGAAATGGTGAAAAGCAAGAAAATGAGGTCAGTCGGATGAACTTTTTAACAAAAATAAAAAACTGGTTGGAAAAAGAAATAAATACTGACTGGAGAATCGTAGCTTTGGATTTAAACAGAGCATTGATTGACCTTCAAGAAAAATACCAACAAGCGAATCAGCGTATAGCTGATTTAGAAAAAATCGTAGCAATCTACAAAGAGAAGGAGAACGTAAAATGATGGAATACTTTTATTTTGTGACAATCGTCGGAATCGCGCTCTGGTCTCTAGTGAATACACTGGATTACCATGCTGAAATGAAGCGGCAAGAGAGCCAGCAAATAGCGAGCAATATCGCACGCATGAATCTGAGAAATTCAGATAAGCAATTTACTTATGATGTAGAACCGCCTGTAGGGCTAGTTAAGGAGTAGAAAGATGAACAGAAAATATAAAACCAAAGGAACACAAGAACCAACACCACGTATCAGAGTAGCTCGCGAACACTATGAGCGTATTATAGACCTCGCGGATGAGTGTGATATGAAATTGATTGACGTTTTAAACCAGCTACTTGATTTTGCTCTTGAACATGCGGAAGTTGAAGAAATTCAAATCCCTGTCAAATCTTTAAGAGTTGGAGGAGAAAAAGATGGTAACGATTAATAAACTAGAAATCGAAAACGTCAAGCGCGTTAAAGCGGTCAAATTAGAGCCATCAGCGACTGGTTTAACCATTGTCGGTGGAAATAACAACCAAGGGAAAACAAGTGTGCTGGACGCGATTGCTTGGGCGCTAGGAGGCAACAAGTACAAACCTAGCCAAGCACAGCGCGAAGGAAGTACAATCCCGCCTAGTCTTAAAATCACGCTATCAAACGGTCTAATTGTGGAACGTAGCGGAAAGAACAGCACTCTCAAGGTCATCGACCCGAGTGGCAACAAGGCTGGTCAAAACTTGCTTGATAGCTTTGTGGAAGAGTTGGCTATCAACTTGCCCAAATTTATGGAGCAGACCAGCAAAGAGAAGGCTAAGACATTGCTACAAATTATCGGAGTCGGTCCACAACTTGTCGAACTGGAAATGCAGGAAAAGGCCAAATACGATGAGCGTCACGCAATCGGTGTGATTGCTGACCAAAAGGAGAAGTTCGCAAAAGAACAGCCGTACTATCCAGATGCACCGAAAGAACTAGTCTCTATCTCTGAGCTTATCCAACAACAACAGGCCATCCTTGCTAAGAATGGCGAGAATGCTCGTAAACGTCAGAATTTGGTATCTATCCAAAATCAACATGCTTCAGCAGCTGCAGAGGTTGAACGATTTGAACAATTGCTGGCCGATGCCAAAGAAAAAGAAAGTCAGTTAGCTCAAGACTTGGCTATCGCGAATACCGATGCTATGGATCTTCTCGATGAATCAACTGAGGAGATTGAAAACAATATCGCAGAGATTGACGAAATCAATCGTAAAGTGCGTGCTAATCTGGACAAGGATAAAGCAGAAGAAGATGCCAAGGGTTATCGCGAGCAATATCGTGAATTAGACCTTGTTATTGCTGACATCCGCAAGCAGAAGACAGACTTGCTCACAAACGCAGACTTACCTCTGCCAGGCTTATCCGTGGACGATGGCGAATTGCTCTATCTTGGCCAGCGCTGGGATAACATGTCTGGCAGTCAACAGCTACAAGTTGCGACTGCAATCGTGCGTAAGTTGAAGCCAGAGTGTGGTTTTGTGTTGATTGACAAGCTGGAGCAAATGGATCAGCTGACTTTACAAGAATTCGGCGCATGGCTTGAGCAGGAAGGATTGCAAGCAATTGCGACTCGTGTATCGACTGGTGATGAATGTAGTATCCTGATTGAAGACGGGTATAGCGTGAAGCCAGAAGTGACACAAGCACCTAAAACATGGCAAGGTGGATTTTAAAAATTAAAGGAGAACAATCATGAAACAGCAAAAAACTTTTATCGTATTACGTGACAAAAAAACTGGATATTTTTTATCAGATTATAAAAATCGGACAGGTCGTCTAGCTTATGAAGCGAGCTGGGTAGAATGTGTAAACGATGCTTTGATTATTCCAGAAGACTACTTGATTAAAGAAGAAAATATTTACAAAGGAATGGCTAGTATTTTTAAAGCCGAGTTAATTCGTGTAAAAGCTGAATTCTTAATTGAAACATTAGACGGAAAAGAACCTAACGAACCGCTTCAGAATGTTGATGATATCAATAAAGAAAAATTTTTACGCTCGCTAGTAGAAGGAATTTTTAGAGGTGAATAATGCAAATCACAAGAGGAAAACGGGCGCGAGCTCAAAAGGTAGTTATCTACGGTCCGGAAGGAATTGGGAAGTCCACGTTTGCTGCTGAATTTCCAAATGCTGTCTTCATCGATACGGAAGGTTCGACAGACAACATGGATGTGGCTCGGTTAGACAAACCGACAAGCTGGACCATGCTCATCAATGAGATTGCTTTCATTAAGGCGAATCCGACAGAGTGTGGGACTCTTGTCATCGACACAATCGACTGGGCGGAATCCATGGCAGTTAATTACATCTGTTCGCAACATGGTAAGCAAGGCATTGAAGATTTTGGATGGGGCAAGGGGTACACCTTTGTTCAGGAAGAAATGGGACGTTTCTTAAATAGCCTGTCTGACTTGGTTGATATGGGTATCAACGTGGTATTGACTGCGCACGCTCAGATTAAGAAATTCGAGCAACCGGACGAGATGGGTTCTTACGACAGATATGAACTCAAACTTGGTAAGAAGACGAGTTCCCAGACAGCTCCACTCGTAAAAGAATGGGCAGACATGGTTCTATTTGCCAATTACAAAACCTTAGTCATGACGACTGATAACGGCAAAAAGAAGGCGCAGGGCGGTGAGCGTGTGATGTATACCAACCATCGCCCAGCGTGGGATGCAAAGAACCGTCATGGGTTACCTGACGAAATGCCATTTCATTACGCTGGAATCGCTCATATCTTTGCGAGTCAACAAACGCAACCTATTCCACCACAACCTCCAGTAGCCCCAGCGGCTCAGCAGACCGCACAGCAAACCCCTGAGCAAGTTCAAGAAGAATTGCCTCTCGATATGTCGCAGGTAGCTGAAAAACCTCAAAATGAAGCTCCTAGCACACAACAGACAACGCCTGCGCAATATCACACGAATTTGCCAAAGAGTTTGACGGATCTCATGGCGCAAGGTAACGTGACGGAAGAAGAACTCCAAAAAGTCGCTTACATTCGCGGACATTTTCCACTAGGGACTCCTATTGAAAGTTTCCCGACTGACTACTGGGATATGATTGTCGCTCATTGGCAAGCAACTGTGGAAGTTATTGAAAACCAAGTTAGAAAAGAACCAGAATTGCCCTTTACGGTGTAGATTTTGGGAATTAGAAATCATAGCAAGATATAACAAGAGGTATCTATGAAAGATAAAACAATTAAAATCGATTTATCAAAAATCGCCAATACAGCCTTACAAGAGAAAGTTGATAAAGAGTTAGAAAAAGTCCTTGATAACATCCTGGATCCAAATACGGAAGCTAAGGCAACTCGTAAGGTCACTATTACGCTAACGATGTCAACAGATGATGAGCGTGCAGTCGTTAAGACAGGTATGGAAGTCAAATCTACCCTAGCGCCACAGAAAGGTGTCGCAACAACCGTTATTGTCGGTCGTGATGACACTGGTAAAATTCACGCAAACGAGCTCAAAAGTGGCATCCCTGGTCAGACTTACTTTGATGACAACGGAGACATGAGAACCGATGTTGGCGAACTCATCGAAAAAGTAGAACAACAAAGCACAAATATTATTGATTACAACAAAAAGAAAGCAGGTAACTAACCATGACAGAAAATATTAAAGATGCATTATCATTTGCAGTCGAACTAGCGGGTAAAGAAAACAAAATCATTCGTTCAGAAACTGGGAAGGAATATTTTGACAGCAATAAATATGACTTACAGGAACTTAACCCTCGTAAGTACGCACCTATCCTTGAGCTCCAGACACTCAAGAGTCTTGTTGACTATCTCAAATCAGATAACGATTTCATCAGTGATCGTAAACTTGTAGTTGTCGTGGACAGTTCCCAAAAAGTATCTGTATATGATCAAGTTGATTTTGAAAACGGCAAACGTCCTCAGCTCGTATCTGTAAGAGCATCCGTTCCAGTTATTCCTTTTAGCAATTGGCGCGACCAGGAAGAATTCAATATTATGCTGCAGTCTATGTTCATCAATGATGCAGATCGCAATTTGGTTTTGGATTTTGCTAGTCACTTAAAAATCGAAAAAGGTGCAGAAGTACAGGATAATGGCATCAGTCAAATGGCAACGGTTCGTGATGGAGTAGCAAGTTTAGCACAAGCTAAGACTCCAAATCCAGTAACCTTAAGACCATATCGTACTTTCAACGAAGTAGAGCAGCCTGCTAGTCAATTCATCTTTCGTATCAACAAATCAGCGAATCTTGCGCTCTTTGAAGCAGATGGGGGTAAATGGCAGCTGGAAGCTATCAGTAACATTGCAAGCTACTTGACGAAAGAACTTGCAGGTAAAGACAAAATCACAATCTTAGCATAAGGAGAAAAACAACATGACACAACAACAATACAACAACTTTGAACGCGAATTTGGATGGGAAGATACGATTGAAAAAGACTCGGAATACGTCCTATTACCTGATGGATTGTACTATTTTACAGTCGTTGGCATGGAACGCACACGACACACACCGAATCCACAAAATCCCGGAAAATTGCCAGCGTGTAACAAGGCTATCGTCAGCATTAAGATTGTAGCTAACGAAGGCGAAACCGAATTGCGTCACAATTTATTCCTGCACAGCTCAACTGAAGGAATGCTATCTGCTTTCTTTGCTGCAATTGGCCAAAAGAAAAAGGGCGAACCACTTCGCATGAACTGGAATACCATTATCGGTGCAACTGGTGTATGTAAGGTCGGAACCCGACAATACAATAACAACAATTACAACGAAGTTAAGTCTATGCTCTATCCTGAAGATGTGGATTACACAAAAGTATTAAATCAACAACCAGGGCAAGTTACACAAGCAAGCTACCAGCAACCACAGCAACCGCAACAGTCGAATTTTGCACAACAACCACAACAGCCACAAGCTGGATACCAAGCTGGGCAATTCTAGGAGGTAAGGGATGCAATTAAGACCTTATCAACAGGAAGCACGGGAAGCTGTTCAAGCTGAATGGGCTAAAGGTCGCAAACGCACGCTCTTAGTATTGCCAACAGGATGCGGAAAGACGATTGTGTTTTCCAAAATCATTGAAGACCAAGTGAGAGAGGGCAAGCGTGTGCTTGTCCTTGCTCATAGGTCTGAGTTGTTAGAGCAGGCTAGCGACAAGCTCAAGACTGCGACAGGTCTTGGCACAGCCTTAGAGAAAGCAGAAAATACCTCTATCGGTTCTTGGTATCGTGTTGTAGTTGGTTCTGTTCAGACCATGCAGAGAGAGAAGCGACTTAGTCAATTTCCTCCTGATTGGTTCGATACAATTGTAGTTGACGAAGCTCATCACGCTATTTCAGACGGCTATCAGCGTGTCCTTGGTTATTTTGAAAAATCGGATGTATTAGGGGTTACTGCTACACCAGACCGTGGAGATATGAAAAACCTTGGTTCTTACTTCGATAGCCTCGCTTATGAATATTCGTTGGTACAAGCTATCAAAGAAGGCTACTTATCAAAAATCAAAGCCTTGACGATACCGCTCAGCTTGGATTTATCAAACGTCAGTATGTCAGCTGGCGATTTCAAAGCGAGCGATGTCGGAACGGCATTGGATCCATACCTGGAGCAGATAGCAGACGAAATGGTCAAGCAATGTGCAGACAGAAAGACAGTCGTGTTCTTGCCTTTGGTGAAGACCTCGCAGAAGTTTCGAGATATTCTAAACGCAAAAGGTTTTCGCGCTGCTGAAGTCAATGGAGAGTCCAAGGACCGTGCAGAAATCTTAGAAGACTTTGAGAAAGACCGTTACAACGTGCTTTGTAACTCGATGTTATTGACTGAAGGGTGGGATTGCCCGTCAGTGGATTGCGTAGTAGTGCTAAGACCTACTAAGGTACGTGCCTTATATAGCCAGATGGTGGGGCGTGGTACTCGTTTACATCCAGGAAAGGAAGAATTACTCTTGCTAGACTTCCTCTGGCATACAGAACGCCACGAGCTATGCCGTCCAGCTCATTTAATCTGTGAGACTCCAGAAGTCGCTCAGAAAATGGTTGAGAACATGGAAGAGCAAACTGGTGTCATGCTTGACCTTGAAGATATGGAAGTCAAGGCTGCAGAAGACGTAGTCGCTCAACGTGAGGAAGCTTTGGCCAAACAATTGGAAGAAATGCGTAAGCGTAAACGCAAATTAGTGGATCCATTGCAATTTGAAATGTCTATCCATGCTGAAGATTTGTCGAATTACGTACCTAACTTTGGAATCGAGCAGTCTCCTCCAACAAAAAATCAGTTACAAGCCTTAGAAAAATTTGGAATTTTTACTGACGAAATCGGAAATTACGGTAAAGCTAGCAAGTTACTAGACCGACTTAGCAAGCGACAATCAGAAGGCCTGACTACGCCGAAGCAGATTCGATTTTTGGAAAGATATGGCTTTAGAAATGTCGGTCTATGGAGCTTTGAAAATGCCAAAAATATGATAAATAGAATAGCAAGCAGCGGTTGGAGACTTCCGCAAAATGTTAATCCTAAAGAATATGTGCCAAATTAAAAAAGTTCTTTGAAAATTTAATAAAAACACTTGACTAATTGCCCGTACGGTTATATAATTTATTGTACGGGCAGAAAAGAGGTGATTGAATGAGCCCACGAACAGGAAGGCCTAAAAGTTCCAATCCTAAAAATGTTCGTCTTGAAATTAGATTAACCAAATCTGAAGCAGAGGAGTTACAGGCGTTAGCTGATAAACTCAACACTAACAAGACAGATGTTATTATTAGAGGTATAAAACTTTTACAGTCTGAACATAAAAAATAGGATAAAGCCCCTGTCGCCAAACATCAGCTTTACCCTATCGCTGCAGAAAGTGTTTCCGCATGAAATATTATATCATGCGAGACACTTCTTTTCAACATACACAAAGGAGTGTTTTTATTATGACAAAAAATGAACTTTTAGACAGCTACGAAGAACTAGTAGCCTATACTTCAGAGATTAGAGAAAGTCTGGATATTTTACATGAATGGTTAGCCAAGAAACCTAATATTGAGGATTACTGGTCTTACCATAATTTGATTGCAGGGCATGGACAACACTTTGCCTTGCTAAATCTTATCATGCATCGTATGGACTGCTTGACTGAGGAACATGGTGCAATTGTGAGAGAAGAAGTCAGAACAGGAGCGTGCAAGAATGGGAAAAATAATTGATTTAGCTAATACAAAATTTGGACGATTATTGGTACTAAATACTTTTGAACGCCGAAAAAGATATATTTATTGGCTATGCAAATGTGATTGTGGTAATGAAAAATATATTCGCAGTGATCACCTACGATATGGGAAGATAACATCTTGCGGATGTTTTGAAAAAGAAGCTAGAAAAGAGGGGAATCATACGACCCACGGACTTTCTAAAACTAGAATCTTTAAAATTTTTCATGGTATGAAAAAACGCTGTTACAATCCCGAATGTGTTGCTTACAGTAACTACGGCGGTCGAGGTATAAAAATATGTGACGAATGGCTAAATAATTATACTTCATTTCATGATTGGGCGTTGTCTAATGGATACTCTGATAACTTGTCTATTGATAGGATAGATGTTAACGGTAATTATGAACCTTCTAATTGTAGATGGGTGGATGCTAAAATCCAAGCAAATAATAGAAGACCAAGAAAAGACAAAGCAAAGGAAAAAAAATGTCAGAAGAAAAATTTGATTTATTACCATTATTAAATTATATTGACCCAGCCACCCTCTCATATGAGGGGTGGTTGTCGGTGGGCATGGCCTTAAAACACGAAGGCTACACGGCATCTGACTGGGATAACTGGTCACAAAATGATAGTCGATACAAGAAATTCGAGTGTTTCAAGAAATGGGATACCTTCAACGAGGAAGCAGGAACTATCGTGACGGGTGCGACGATTACCCAACTTGCTAAAGAAAATGGCTGGGTGTCGCAATCCAGCTACGATAGCGAGAACGCGCATGAGTTAGGCTGGACCGATACAATAGATCGTGATTATCGTGTCATTGATAAAGACTGGATTGAAGGTAAGGAAATCCATGAGCCAACTATTTGGAATCCGGTTCAGGAGATCATCAAATACCTTGAAACGCTCTTTGAAGCTAGCGAAAATGTTGGGTACGTTACTGAGTGTTATCCCAAGACAGACGATGAAACAGGCGAGATTGTCAAATGGCTGCCAACTAAGGGAGCTTATGACCGGACTGCTGGGCAATTGATTGAAGAACTTAGTAGATGTAATGGCGATATTGGAGCTGTCCTTGGCGACTATCACGAAGAAGCTGGTGCATGGGTTCGATTCAATCCAATGGATGGAAAAGACGCTAAAAATGAAAACGTGACAGATTTCAGATATGCCTTGGTCGAATCCGACAACATGCCAATCGATAAGCAAAACGCTATCTACAAAGAACTTGAACTACCTATCGTCGCTTTAGTACACAGTGGAAATAAATCGCTCCATGCCATCGTCAAAGTAGACGCTAAGAACTACGAAGAATACCGTAATAGGGTTGATTATCTTTATAAGATTTGTCAGAAGAACGGAATCGTCGTTGATACACAGAATCGAAATCCAAGTAGACTATCTCGCATGCCTGGGTTCATCCGTAATGGACAGAAGCAATTCTTGGTAGATACGAATATTGGTAAGACTGATTGGGATGAATGGTATCAGTATATCGAAGACTTAAATGATGATTTACCTGATCCTGAAGGATTGGCCGATAGTTGGGATAATTTGCCAGAATTGGCGCCTGAGCTGATTAAAGGCGTGCTTCGTCAAGGTCACAAGATGCTGATTGCTGGACCGTCTAAGGCCGGCAAGTCATTCGCATTAATCGAGATGTCGATTGCAATCGCAGAGGGGAAGAATTGGCTCGGCTGGAATTGTACCCAAGGACGTGTGCTATACGTCAATCTGGAATTAGACCGTCCATCTGCTTTACATCGTTTCCGTGATGTTTATCAAGCGATGGGATTGCCACCACAAAACATCAGTAACATTGATATCTGGAACCTTCGTGGGAAGACCGTACCGATGGACAAGCTAGCACCCAAACTCATTCGTCGAGCTTTGAAGAAAAACTATATCGCAGTCATCATCGACCCGATTTATAAAGTTTTAACTGGTGACGAGAACAGCGCGGACCAAATGGCCCACTTTACCAATCAATTCGACAAAGTGGCCACAGAGTTAGGTTCTAGCGTTATCTACTGTCACCACCACTCAAAAGGTTCGCAAGGTGGCAAGAAGTCCATGGACCGCGCTAGTGGTTCGGGTGTGTTTGCTCGGGATCCTGACGCGCTAATCGACTTAGTAGAGTTAGAAGTGTCTGAAGAATTGCTGACACAGCGCCTGAACCAAGCAGCTTGCGAGGTTTACAAACAAGCTTTGCAAGAGCGAAACAATGCCTATTACCAACAGAATGTCGGACTAGATGACATCTTGAGTCCTGCACAGATGCGGACGCACTTTGAAAAGGGTATTCCTGATGTCATGGCTCGAGCGCCCTACACGGACAAGCTAGAAGAAGCTCGCAACAAGATTCAGATAGCAACTGCATGGCGTGTTGAAGGTACACTTCGAGAGTTTGCCAAATTCAAGCCAGTGAACATGTGGTTTAGTTATCCAGTGCATACACTTGATGAATCAGGTGTGTTAGCAGATATCCAATTAGAAGATACTACGCCAAATTGGAAAAAGAATCTAGATAGTAAAAAGGGCAACGAGAAGAAAAAGAAATCTGCTGACGAGAGATTCACTACTGCTATGGAAGTGTTATTCGATGGAATTAATCCGGTCGAATTGAGTGAAATGGTGGAATATTTTTCAACAAAAGACAACCCTGTTAGTGAAAAAACTATCAGAAGATGGGTCAAAAATAGAGATGATTTTGAAGTGAAAAACAATCAAATCACACCCAAAGAAGAGCCAGGGACAGAGTAGGGACAAGGACAAACCCGACAGACAAACCCGAGAGTGTCCCTCGGGAATGTCCTTGACTCTCAGAGACAAACCCGAGAGTGTCCCTGTGTCTCTGGAGTGTCTGTAGGGACAAAGACAAACCCGAGAATGTCCCTGAGAAAACGCACAACCATGCGGGTTTTAAGCTCTAGGGACAAACCCGAGAAACTCAGGGACAAAGCTAGGGACAGAATTCTTCTCTCTTCGAGAAGAAGAATTTAGGAAGTGTCCCTGAGAGTTCAGAAGAACAGGTACAGGTACAAGGGGGCTATGCATCCGCCCCTTGTAACCCTGTAACCCTGTCCTTCACTCTGAACTTAGGCGCGTATAAAAAAAGAAGGTAAAAAATGACATTAAATAAAAAAGCTATTGATAATCTTAAAAAGGAAATTGATGACTTGTTGGATAAATGTGAAGATGATTTTGAAGAGATGGCACTTAATCCAGATTACACATTTGGATTGCTTATGAGCGCTAGTGCGACCTTGGGTGTAATTTTAAGGGAGTTGGCTGATGATTGAATTCTTTTTACCGATGAAAAAAATACCGACAACAACTCATCAACAGAAAAAGGTAAATACGAGATTTGGTAAGCCAATCTTTTATGAGCCAGAAGATCTAAAAAATGCCAGAGCGAAATTTGAGAGCTTGCTTGCGCAGCATGTACCTCCTGATAAATTTAAAGAAGCTATTCGACTGACAGTCAAGTGGTGCTTCCCTCGTATCAAAAAAAGCTATGATGGTCAGTACAAGACTACAAAGCCGGATACAGATAATTTACAGAAGTTGCTCAAGGATTGCATGACGAAACTTGGATACTGGCAAGATGATGCTCAAGTGGCCAGCGAGATTGCCGAAAAGTTCTGGGCTGACACAGTTGGAATCTATATCAAGATTGAGGAATTGCCATGAGAATTGACTACATTGATTTCTTCAGAAGACAAATTCCAGAATGGATGGCGCGCAGCAACCAAAAGAGTCAAGAGGTCGGTTTTGCTTCCGACGCTTATTGGTTATGGGTAGTGTCATCTATTAGCGAAATTTGCAAGCAATACAATGATGATGAACTAGTGACAGAGCAGTTCGGTTTGCTCTTTAACTGGCTAGAAAAACAAGCAGGATAAGCCATGGAATATAGCAAATAGATTGTCATCGACGGACTGAAACGCACAATCGAGCAAACGGAGGCAAGGATAGTTGAACTATCTGAGCCGTGTGTCAAATCGCTTGCTTTTAGCAGGTCTGAGGAAAGAGACTTGCTTAAAAAGAAAGTGAAAGGATGGAAGAATAGAATAAAGGAAGTTGGAAGATGAATAAACAGGAAGCGTTAAAAAGGATTGAGGTACAGAAAGAAACCATCATAAGACTTACTGGCTGGGCAGTTTATGTATATATAGAGGAGCT